CCCCCATGGGGGGTCTTTCGACTCGATGATGCTTTACATCATTCTACCCTTTAGCAAGGTAGAGAGTCCTGACGGGTTATGGAAGCCCGCCAGCCGTTGTCACTTCGGTGGCAATGCACACCTGGGGTAACCCTTGTGACGTACGTCTAAGGTTGATGCCCTGTCAACCCTTATCGAAAGAAGACGTATGGCGCTGAGAGAATATGATGAAGAGACTCTTAAACCAACTGTATCGACGACTTGGTCTACGAACTGTAGCGGTTCTACCGCTATTAGTACGACGACTGGAAATCTACTGCAGAAGGCCAGGAGGCTCGATATCGGAGTTCGTTATAAACATGCTAGAGGAGAGCTAAGAAATTGGCTTCCCTATAGCTACGAACGTACCTCAGCGTTTGGTGGTATCACTGGTCGCCGGTATTCTGTGACGGATTACTGTCCCAAATACAGCGACTGGGGGAATTTTATTGGCTATGGTGAAGGTCCTGCAAAGACCGTCCAAAGCCATTATTACTCCCAGACGTTTAACGGTTACAGTGATATAGGCGCGAATCAGACCCTGAACGAGACTAATGCCATCGCTCAGGCAAAGCTTTTCGCCTCCCTTAAGGAAGAACGAACCCAGTGGCAGTTCGCTGTTACACTGGGGGAGGGTAGAGAGACTGCAGCTCACATTGCGAGCACTGCTCGTAGGTTGGCGAATGGATTTCTATCATTCCGAAAGGGGAACATTAAGGAGGCTTGGCGCCACCTTAGGGGCCGCGATGCGGTCCCCGTCCGTCATCAAGAGAGCTTCCGAACCCTTCGCAAGAAGGCAGGCGGCAATCAGAATTGGCGAGACGATGCGTCTTCGGCGTGGATGGAATTCACCTATGCGTGGAAACCGTTACTCGGAGACGTAGATTCTGCGGCCAAATACTTGGCGCAGAAATCCGTTGACCGTAGCTATGCCCTGTATAGGGTTAGTCGCAGTCATCGGATACGGCAGCAGAGCGAGACATATTATCAACCCGGTGGGCCAGATTATCCAAAAGAGAAATGGCTCACCAATGATATGTCTCATGTTAGGCACACCTATGAGGTCTACCCAGACTTCTTACGGAAACCTTCCACGTTAAACGAGCTGGGATTCACCGATCCAGCAACTGTAGCGTGGGAACTACTGCCTCTCAGCTTTGTGGTCGACTGGTTTGTGAACGTCGGGCAAGTCTTGGAGAGCTTGCACGAGTTCCAACAGTGGGGTACGAAACGGGGCTTAACCAGCTACCGTAACTACCGTTCACAGGAACGCATTAGAGTTAATAACTACACCGGCAACCTGAGCAATTACACTCAGACCGGTGGACCTCAGACCTTTATACGCGTCTTGTGCGACCGTTCACTCCAAGGTGCACTGCCAACGGCAGTGCCACTTAGGGTTAAAGTGAGCAACCCGTTCGATCTTCAAACAGGGCAAATGGCATCTGCAGTAGTTCTGCTGCGGTATGCTTTTAAATAACCTACCTCCTATGGAGTTAACACATGGCTGCTTTTGCCACTCTGTCCATCAATGATGGTCAAACCACGCCCGTCGCTCATTCCTTCACACCCGGCCCGAAGATTTTGCTGCCTGATGGCAGTCAACGCTTCAGCTGGTATGACCTTTCGGTCAACAGCGGTGTTTTCTTGGGCGCCAACCGTCTCGACTTGGATGTTCGTATGCCCCGCTCTCAAGGG